TAATACTTTAATGGAACAGGCTAAAGAAAACTATATCAACAGCATTGTTGCTGAAGAAGAAACCTGTGATAAATTCCTTTCATTTATTAAGCAGACATATCCTGAATTGTACAATGAATTGGCTGAAATATATGGAAATGATAAAGAAAATTTTATCAGACATATTATTGCCGAAAATGAAACCAATAAGGATTTTATTGACTCGCTGAGAACAGCTTATCCAGATTTGGCTAATGCTCTTGCTACTGTCTATGGAAACGATGTTGATAACTGGACTTCTATGGAACAGGCGAAAGCTCAAATTACGGCTAATCTGATTAATCAATTAAATGCAATGTGGGCAGAATATTTTGATGGTATTTCTGAAACATTTGGAGCATTTGGTTCGATTATGGAGAATGCTGATGGTAGTGGCTATACTTTTGTTGGTGGACAAGATGATTCACATTCTTATGACCATAATCTTTCTGATGAAGAAAATAAAAGTAATGCACCGGCAATAGGTGCTTATAATAATGTCAAAAATAAAATTCAAGCTGCTATCAAAGTCGCAAATCAGGCTGTTAGTGATTTACAAGGTGCTGCTTATGATAAGATTGAATCTTCTGTAGGCGGTCTTGATTGGAATGATTTGGGAGCAGATTCCTCATCTTCATCTGGTTCAGATTCAGGTTCAGACTCATCAGATAAAGACAATTCCAAAGATTACGACCTCATTGAGAGAAAAATTAAAAAGCTGGAATCGGCTATTTCAGCACTTGATACCGCCGTATCAGACACTTATGCTTCATGGGGAAATCGTAATTCGGCACTAGCAGATGAATTGTCATCTGTTTCTGATGAGATTTCATTACAGCAACAGGCATATGAAAAGTATATGGACTTAGCCGATTCTGTTGGTCTAGATGGATATTACGAAGACCTTATCAAGAACGGAGCAATAGATGTTATCACTGTTGACGATGAAAGTCTGCAAGACCAGATTGACAAGTTTCAGGATTTTTATGATAAGGCGCAAGATTGTAATGATAAAATCAGAGACCTTAATCAAAATCTGAAGGAATTACAAAAGACCAAATTTGATAATGTAGTGTCTCAATTTGAGGATATCTCATCTTCTATTTCTCATGTAGTTACTATGCTTGACAAATATATTGACCTTGCCGACAAACATGGATATTATGCGTCACCTGAATTATATCAAAAACAACTTGAACAGTACAATAATACTCTTAATACTCTCACGAGTGAAAGAGATACATTGCAATCAAAACTTCAAGAATCTGTTCAAAGCGGATTGATTGAAGAAGGCGCAGAAGCATGGAATGACATGTTGCAACAGATTCAATCTGTAAACGAAGAAATTGTTGATACCGTTGTCAATATTCAAGAAGTCGGTAATTCATTACGTGATTTAAACTTTACGATATTTGAGCGTGGTCAAGATGATATTTCCAATCTTGTCAGTGAGGGTCAGTTCTATGTTGATTTGCTTGATAAGATGAATAAGGATTTATATGATGATGACGGAAAAATTACTAATGAAGGTCTGACTGTACAGGGCATTCACAGTGAAAACTATGCCGCATATTTGAAGCAAGCCGATTTTTACGCAAAAGAGATTTCTGCAATCGAAGCCGAACTTGCAAACGATCCTGCCAATACAACTCTTATTGACAAAAAACAGGAATACATTGAAGCTCAACGTGAATCTGTTTTAGCTGCTTACGATGAGAAGAATGCTATTATAGACTTAATCAAAGATGGCTACGATAAAGCATCTGACGCATTAAGCAAACTAATTGACAAACGTAAAGAGGCTCTTGAAGCAGAAAAAGACTTGCATGATTATCAAAAGAGTGTTCAAGAAAAATCTGATAAGGTAACAGAACTGGAAAAGCAGAAAAACGCATATGTGAATGATACTTCTGAAGAAGCAAAGTCAAAAGTGCAGCAACTTGAAGTTAATTTAAAGGAAGCGCAGGAAGACCTTGCTGAAACGGAATACGACAAGTATATCTCTGACCAAGAAAAGCTTCTTGATGATTTGCAGACCGAATATGAAGACCTTATTAACGATAGAATTGATAATATTGATAAGGAACTTGGTGATGTTGCTGATGCTGTAAACTTAAACAGAGATACAATTCGTTCTACACTTGAAAACTTAAGTCAAGACACAGAATTGCCATTAACAAAAGCTATGCGAGATGTATGGAATTCTGCCACACCTGTTGTAGATTTGAACACAACTGTACAAGGAATTGGTTCTACTGTGAGCGGTATTACACTTGCAATTAATGACATTATTACACGACTTAATGATTTAATTGCTATTATGCGTGGTAATCTGGATTCGGAAATTAATAATTATGACGATGGAAGTTATAATCCGAATAACTCTACTCCTGCTCCTACCCCATCTTATGAACCTGATCCTGAACCATCATATTCTTATGACGAATCAGACGATTCAGATTCTGGCGATGATGGAAATTACGATGACTTGTTTGTGTACAAATATTATTATCCACAGCCACTTGACACTGAACATTCAGTCGTAGATCGATTAAAATCCAATAATATTGATGCTTCTTGGGATAGACGTGCTGATTACTATGAAGGTATTTTTGGAGATGATGACTATACCGGTTCTGATTATCAAAATATTCGAATGTTAGATTGGTTGAAAGAACATGGTTATGCTAAAGGCAAAAGACGTGGAGAATATTCAACTGGATATCATTTAGTTGGCGAAGAAGGAAATGAATTCGTAATTACCAACGGTGCATTGCGTGAAGTTGGTACGGAAGATACTATCTTTACAGCGGATATGGCTAAAAATATTGCTGATTTTAGTATTAATCCAACGCAGTATCTATCTTCTCATATGCCACTTCCTAACGTCAAACCTTCATCAATTCCAAATAATGTTACAAGTAATGTGGACACGATTGAAATTAGTCTGCCAAATGTAACAAATTATACAGAATTTAAAACGCAGCTTATGAATGATCGTGGATTTAAGAGCTACGTGAGCGAAGCTACTTTGGGTGTTGCATTAGGACATAATGAGCTTGCTGTGAATAAGTACAAATGATGGAAATATTAACATATGGGAAGTTTTATAGCTTCCCATATGTTAAATGAATGAGAATATATGTTCTGATAGTATTCTGTCGATTATTGGTATATAATGGAAATATATTACTGATGGTCGGGAGGGTATGTTATGGAGAAAGAAATTCAAGTGAATAATAATGTAAAAGTTGTAAGTTATGGACAATGGGAAATTGGTGATAATATATCTATTGACTGTTATGTTACCGATGATGGACAACGATTATTGTCATTAAGAGGTACAGCCAGAGCAATGAATTTATCTGGTAGTGGCTCAGTCGCATTACTAAGAAATTTAAACTCAAAATATTTACAACCATATCTCTCTGACGATTTGAAAGAATGGGTAAGAAAAGGTAACAATAATGAATTATATAAAATAAAGGGATATAGGGTAGCTTTTATTCCATTTGATGCAACACTATTTGTAGACGTGTGTAAAGCATATATATCTGCCAAAAATGATGGGGTATTTAATGGAGAAGGTTGGGAAAAACAATCTGAATTAGCTGATAAATTATTGGCTATAATGTCTGCTTTTGCCAAAACAGGTATAGTTGCATTAATTGATGAAATAACGGGATATCAAGAGCTTAGAAAAAAGGACGAGTTACAAAAATTATTAGCTGAATTTGTTAGAAAAGAATATCTTCCTTGGACTAAACGATTTCCAAATGAATTTTATGAAGAAATGTATAGATTAAAAGGATGGGACTATAATGGTAATGCCAGAACTCCATTAGTAGGTAAATTGACAAATTATTTGGTATATGATTTAATGCCTGATGGAGTTTTAGAAGAATTACAAAGAAAAAATCCTGTTGATGAAAAAATTCATAGACGTAGATATAGACATCATCAATTTTTAACAGAAACTACAGGAATTGATTATTTAGACAAACATTTAGTATCATTAATAAATATGATGAGAGCTTTTGATACATGGGATGAATTTGATAAAGCATTTAGAAAATCATTTAATTTAGATGAAAAACAAAGTGGTCACTAAATAAGGCTTTTAGGGGTATAAAAGTTGATAAAACCATTGAAAAATAAGGCTTTTCAAATGGTCCATATATTTAGGAAGAGCAGGACTAATCTCCTGCTCTTTTATTTTGCTCAATTATGTTATAAGGTGGTGAAAAAATATGAAATATGAAAACATGTCAAGAACAGAGTTAATCAAATTATTAAAAAAAAGAAATGAGACTATTGAAATTCTTGAAAAACGAGAAGCCGTATTACAAAAACAGTTAGAAAATTACAGTGACTCCAATGTTTTAAAACTAATTGACGATTTAAAGAAACAGAAAAAAGTTCAAGCTGAAATCATTAATGAACTTAGACGAGGGCGTGCTGAACTATTGCGACTGATTGGTGATTTAACCGTTAAAATCCAAAAAGGTGGTGTTTGCTAATGTATGCTACTGATTTTATGTATAACAAACATCGTTTGTCGGATTTCGGCATGATTATTTGTGATTTTGATGGAAAATCAGGAACAGAAAGTGTTTCGGCAGGGTCGCAATTAACTTTTAATCTGGTAAAACCGTTGGGACAAAATAAATGGAATAATTATTCGTCCTCTTACTCGGAATATCTTACAAGCAATCCTTTTCAAATTTGTAAAAATCCATGTAAAGCATCTTCTCAAGAAGAATTAGAATTAACCGCACATGATATATCTGAATTAAATAGGTGGCTTAACAGGAAGCAATTTTGTAAATTTAAAGTGCTACAAGATGACTATATTGATATTTATTTTGAGGGGAGTTTTAATATTAATCAGATTAATATTGGTGGAAAATGTTATGGTTTAGAATTGACCTTGACAACCAATAGACCATATGGGTTCTTAGAGCCAGTAACATATTCTATAAATACAACTAATAAAAATGAGATTATTTCTCTGTATGACCAAAGTGATGAAATTGGATATATATATCCTAACATGACAATTCGATGTCTTGAATCTGGAAATCTCAAAATACAAAATTCTATAGAGGACAATAGAAACTTTTATCTCGCCAATGTTGAAAATGGCGAAATTATAACGTTACATGGAGAAGAACAAATTATCGAATCTAACCGATCTTCGCATAATATCTACGATGATTTCAATTTTAAATTTCCAAGAATTTGCAATACATATGAAAATAAAAATAATGTTCTGACTTTTTCGATTCCTATAGAGTGTACTCTTACATACTCTCCTATTCGAAAAGTTGGAATTTAGATAGGAATAAATGGAGGAAAATATAATGAAAATTAAATTAGGTGAAGCTTTAAAAGCAAATAAGATTATTAGAGAAATGCTTGAAAATACTGAATTAAATGACACGACATTTAAGTTT